GGGCTTCCACCAGTCCTAGCTTGGTGATCTCGCCAGGTGGTGGTGCGGGTGGTGGAGGCGGGTCCTCAGGCACTGTTATGACTTCAACCACCGGAACGGGTTCAGGCTTTGGAGGATCGGGGATGATCTCGACCGCTTCCATCCCGCCCGCCGCGACGATGGCCTCGACTAGCGGGTGTTCCACCGGGCGAGGTTCACCGACACTGAACCGGTGCGCCTCCAGCGCGGCAACATAAGCTTCCACGCGATCAGCGAGCGCTGGACCGAAGGCTTCGACGACCTCGGCGGTAACGCGGAGCTTTGGCGCCGACAAGGTATCGGCGCCTTCCTCTGGCTGCGCTGCACCTGCCTGGATGGAATCCTCGATGACATTGTCCATGATTGGCCTCCTCGAGTTTCTGGTTTGAAGCCCTCAAGCGCCAGCAAACAGCGCGACAGTACAAATCAGCGCTGGCGGCATATTGGCTGAGACGCCGCCGGCGAAGTCGCTCACCGTGATGGGCGGCGCTGCATTGCCGATGGAAACATTATGGGCATGCGTCGTATCCAGGCTTGCCGACCAGGTATTGGACTGTCCGTTATTCGCATCCCAGCTATTCGGTCCGGTCGCAAAGCTGAATATGCCATTGGCCCCGCGATGATCGGTGTAGCGCAGCCCGTAAATACTGCCGTAACCCCCGCGCGAGTCTGTCGAACCAGCGTGATTATGCGCCGCCTGCGATGCCGCATGACCATGCGTGCCGATGCGCTGATCGCCGCCCGCATTGCCAAGTGCAGCGGCATTGATGCCCGATACGCCGCTGGTAATCCTGCTGGCGGCAGCGCCGCCGAGATTATCCAAGCCGAATAATGCGCGGCCCCGCACATCCGGCGTGCCAAAGCTGATCGCGCCATCCCCCGCGCCATAGGTTGTGCCGATCGCGGCGAATAGCGTGGCGTAGCTACTGCGCGACAGGTTCTGCCCATTGGGCCACACACAGAATGGCGGCAGGTTGGGCCCGGCAACTTGCACATATTCGCCAATCAACCGGCCATGGCCGAAAATGCCTGCCACCCATCCGGCACCACTGCGCAGGATGTGCGCTGTCATGCCCGGCATCAGTGCGATACTGGCCTGGCCATTGATGGTCTCACTGGCATTGGGATCAAGGGTGAGCGCCGCGCTGCCTAAATTCAGCACCAGCCAGCCTGCGCCTTGCGCCACCGTCGTGACTGCCGGGAGATTGAGCGTGGCAGCAGCACCGCCCGAAAACACCACCGTATTGCCAAGATCCGCGAGCGCGAGGTTCGCCGTGCCCGCAATGGCGATGACTTCCCGCGCGGCCGGGTCCACCACGCTGAACACATCCTTGGTGCCGGCTGGTAGCGCGACCAAGCCGCCAGAATTTGAGGAGGCCAGGATGGTCGCGCGCGTCAGCGACCCTGGCGAGCCACCATCGAAATCACCATAGCCGATCTCGAACCCGGTGCTCCATTGAATGCAGTATTGGATGCGCCGTGCAGCCGCACCAAAGGCCGCCTGAAAACTGCGTGCATTGCTGGCGGCGGCACTGAGCACCAGTGTGCCGGTGCCGGCGGTATCGGTGCTTTGCTTGGCGCGATAGGCGATGATTGGCATGGGTCACCCCGTCATGTGCTGGCGCGGGCCAGGATGGCTTCGTTTTGCGCGGTCAGGCGGCGTAGTTCGGAGAGCAGGTTGCGCAGCACTTCCGTCTGCGCATTGCCGGTCGCGATCACCGCCAATTCCAGCCGATCCGCACCCGCGACTTGCGCTTCAAGCAAAGCGCCAAGATTGGCTGGATCGCTGCCGGGCGCAGCGGTGCGGAGCGTGCGCGCGACATCGGCGACCAGCTCCGCAAAGCTGGTGGAGATGCCAAGGAAATCCTTGGCAATCGGCAGCGCGATCTGCGCGACGCGGGAGAATTCCGCGAGTTCCTCGGGCGTGGCGCCATCCAGCAAGGGAGCTTGCGCCGCAGATAGCGAGGCCAGCGCCGCGCCATAGCGTGCTTCCAACGGCAGCCCACCGAGATCACCCATGGTCAGGTTTTCCAGCAAGCCGCGCGCAATGCCGCGCATCTGGGCCGCCAACGCTTCCGCCTGCCGGTCGAATTCGCGCATGACCGCCAGACGCTCATCAGCGATGGTCTGTTCCAATGCCACCACGCGGCGGATGTATTCCGCGCCGGTCTCCTCGAGCCCAAGCTGGAATAGTTGTTCGCGAAAGGCACGCATTTCAGTTTCGGCCCGCAGGTCGAATTGGCCGAGCGCCACGCCACGGCCATCGCCATTCAAGGCCATGCGGCGAATGCCAAGGCTGCGGTCAATGATATCCAAATCCCGCGCGCGGTCGGCTTCCAGCTTGGCGATACGCTCGGCACGCTGGGAATTCAGGTCGGCCTCGGACAGGCCAAGGTCCTTGGCTTTGGTGATAGCGTCATCGTAAGTTTTGGTCAGCGCTTCCATGGCGGATTTGAAAGCGCTGGTTTTTTCCACTGCGCGGCCGAGCGGCTCAAATACCTGGGTCACGAAATCCGCGGCGGAAAGCGCTTCCTCCAAATTACCGCCGCGCCCAGCCAGTGTGCCAAAGGCGGTCATCTGATTGGCATTGTCACTGCGCAACTGTCCGACCAGTGCGGTCATGGATAGTTCGCGCGGCGAGCCCGATGCCTGGCCAAAACCGACTGCTGCCTGACCCGGTGCTGCAAAGCTCAGATTGCGTGCGGCGATTTGTCGGTTGATGGCGTCAAGTTGCTGCTGCACCTCGGCCACCGCGCCGGCCTGGTCCCAGCGCTTACCGCGCGCACCGCTGATGGTGAGCAGCCCGGCATCATCCACGCCGAGAAATACATCGCCGCCAGAACGCGCTGCCATGCCTTTCTTGGTCGGCCCAAATAAGCCGCCCGCCGCGCCACCGATGGCACCGCCGACCATCATGCCAAGCGGCCCGCCCACCAGAAAGCCGATGCCCATGCCAAGGCCGGTGCCTATTAAGGTCCCCGGCATGGGATCCGCCGTGCCGCGCAGGCTGCCCGAGATGGTGCCGCCCGCCATACCCAGGCCGAACCCCATCGCGCCAGCGCCCAGCAGATTGCCCAGCGTGACTGGTGCTGCGGCACCGCCACCACCGGCAAAGAAGCCTGCCTCACCCGGCAATGCGGTGCCGGCAAAGAAATTGCTCTGCGTCGCGCCAAAGGAGGTGGGCGTATAGATCGGCGTGGAGAGAAACCCACCCGCGCCCGTAAGGCCGAGAGACTCACCAAGGCCGCCCGTGCCGCCTAATAGATTGGGCGCACCCATGTTCAAAAACGGCAGAGGGGAAAAACTGAACATGCCCGCGCTGCCGCCTGCGCCGCTCGGTGCGCTGGCGGCGGGCATTGCAGGCGCGGCCCCACCAAATGCCCCCATCAGGCTCGGCCGCGACGCACCGAACACTTCATTCACCAGCGGATTGACGATGGCGAGCTTCGCCATGTCAGTGACCACACTCGCCACCACCTGCCGCGCGATAGAACCGAAATCAATCGCTGCCTTGCCGCCCATGGCAAAGGCATTCACCAGCCCATTGCCAATCCGGTCCAGCGCATTCTCCCCGATCGAGGCCAGTGCATTGCGCGACCGTTCCGCGAATTGCTGTGCTTCCTGCTCGGCCCTGGCTGAAGCCTCACGCGCAGCGCGGGCCGCAGGGTCAAGCTGGGATAGGGTGCGGTTATACTGGTCCTGCGTGATGCGCGCGGCCGCCAGCGCAGCGTTCAACGCCTTGACCTGCTCGGCGTATTTCTCCTGCTCGGTCGCGGCACCTTCCACCAGCGATGTGCCGCTCTCCACCAGACGCTGATATGCGCGCTCGGCCTCGGTAAGGCGTTCTGTCGTGGCGCGGGTGGTCTCGGTGCGATCCGCAAGACGTGCCAGCGCCTCGTCGCGGTCCTTATCGGCGGCAGCACGCAGCCGGGACGCTTCCTCACCCTCAATCGCGCCGCGTGCGGCCAAAGCGTCAATCTGTTGCACGCGTTCGGCATGTTCGGCGCGGACGCCGCGTTCCTTGTCGAGCGCCTTATACAATTCCTCGAGCCGCGCCTGATCGGCACGGCGCCCGGCAATGATGGCGCGCTGGCCGGCAGTGTAAGTTTCCGCCTCGCCAGCTTCCTGTGCCTCGCGCTCCAATTGGCTGCGGCGGGTGATGAAATTCTGCAATTCGCGCAGCGCGGCCTCGCGCTCGGCACGCAGGTTTTCAAGGTTACGCCGCATGATGCCGCGCGTGCCGCCGGGCCTGGCGGTCTCTGCAAGGGCGGCCTCGGCATTGGCGATTTGCTGGTCCAGCACCGCCAGCCGATCCCGGCTGCGGTCATAGCCTGCGCTCGCTTGTTCCATCGGCGTGCCAAGCCCGACCGCCACGCGGCCCTGATTGACCGCCGCTGCCGCCGCCTGTGCCGCACGCGCAATGCCCTGGGAAAGCCCAAGCGCACGATCCAGATCCCCGGCAAAGCGCGACATGGCCTCGCCAAGGATGGAAAAAGCCCTCCCCATGGTGGGGGGCATTTTCTCGAATTCGGCATTGAGCGATTGCCCGGCGCGGATCAGCGCGGGCATCACAACATCGGCGGTCAGCTTGCCGGCCTCGCCCATCTTGCGCAGTTCGCCAACGCTGGCGCCCAGTTCCCGTGCCAGGGCCTCCGCCAGAGTTGGCATGTTCTCCAGCACTGAGCGCAACTCATCGCCCTGCAAGCGGCCCGAGGCCAAAGCCTGGCCAAGCTGCATGACGGTAGCGGAGGTTTCCGCCGTACTGGCGCCCGCGATGATCCCGGCCTGTTGCACCGTGCGCACCAGGGCTAGCACCTGATCATTCGTGGCACCGATCTCGCGCGCTGCGATGGCAAAGCGGGCGAAGGCATTGGCGCTTTCGCTAATCGCCACACCCGTCTGCTGCGATAGGGCATAGAGGTTTTGATAAACCTTCTCGGCCGCACCGAAGGATCCGGTCGCCGCTTGCAGGCGTGCCAGTGATTCCGTTGCTTGGTCGCCCGCGCGCGCAATGGCGCTGCCCGCCGCCGCCGCGCCCACTGCGACCGCTGCAATCGCTGCCGCCGCACCACCGGCACGGCCTGCGACACTGACAAAGGCGCTGCCGGTACTGCCCAGGCTATTGCCCAAAGCGCCAAAACTGCGCACCGCTGCATCAGACGCCGAGGCCAATCCCCGCATCGCCGGCTGTGCCTTGGCGCTGGCGCTATCAATCTGTTCCAGCGCCTTCTTGCCATCGGCGCCGAGTTTTTCGAGCGACCGGCGCACGGTCTCGGCATTCTCTGCGGACAGCCGGATGGCGATGGTGCGGGCGGCGGTGCGACTCATGCGTCACGCGCCAATTCAGCAACGATGGCGCGCGCCAGCACATTCCCCGCGCGCCGGCGCACGCCCGCGACATCAAGCCGCTTTGCAAGCCTGACCTGGCGCATGAGGAAGAACATCGGGACAAACCCTTGGGCGAGAGTGGCGCGCGCCAGGCGCTGCTGGCCGCGCCGATGGCCGGTGAGCACTTCGACATTCGCGCCGGCGAACAACCGCAAGCGCCGCCGCTTGCCGAGGCCGCTTGCGCCACGCACGCGCAGGCACCAGAGCCGTACGGCCGGATTGGATTTTGCGCGGATGATGAATGCCTCGCCACGCGCAGCCTTCATCTCGGCGGGGGTGACGCGCAACCCACCGCGCGATGAGGCGCCGCGCCGGCCACGCGTGGCGTTGTAGCCGGTTGGGAAAGCGAGGTAGCGCCCGCCCTTGGCGGCGATGGGGATACCCTTGTCGAAGGCCTCCACCAGCTTAGGTGCGTTGGAATAGACGAGTGCGGCCGGGCGAAAACTGCGCGGTGCGGCTCCCGGCGGCGGGTAGAGTTTCAGGCGCCAGCTATTGGCGAGCGCGCGGCCTTTGTCGGAGAAGCCCGCGCCACGCGCCTGGGCGCGGAGTTCGGCTTGCACTTCCCGTCCGGCACGTTCCACGCCACGGCGCATGGCACGCGCGACGTCGCGGATCTCGGCCTCCATGGCAGCACGGAGGTCGCCGCGGATGGTGGCGAGGAGGAGGGACATGGCTCATTCCTTGACAAATGAACACCACGATCGTCTAGGCTGAGCCGGTATTTTCTGAACCCTACTGGCGAAGTTCAAAGCGGCAACATTCACAAAGAGAAAAAGCCTACTGGAATGAGCGCGGAAGCCGAATCCCAACTCGAAGCGATGGCGAAACTGCTTGATGAAAGCGGTGACTATCGCGTACTTCGTCGTCTTCCAGAGCGGCAGACCATTGAGGCACCTGATGGTCAACAGATACGGCAAGCGCTCTTTGTCGATGTTGAGACTACAGGGCTAAATGCGAGCGAAGACGAGATTATCGAAATTGCGATGAAACGCTTCACTTATGGTGAGGATGGTCGCATCATTGAAATAGGAGAAGCCTTCCAGGGGCTACGTGAACCTTCCAAGCCGATTCCTGCCGAAGTGACGGCGCTTACGGGCATTGATCAGGCGATGGTATCCGGCCAGAAAATTGATACTGCCGAAATAGCGGCCTTTATCGAGCCTGCTCATTTAATCATCGCTCATAATGCCCGGTTTGACAGGCCATTTCTTGAACGTTTTTGCGCGGCCTTCGAAACGAAACCTTGGGCTTGCTCAATGAGTCAGATCGACTGGGCGGCGCAGGGTTATGAAGGCACCAAGCTCGCATACCTTGCCATGAGGTCAGGTTTCTTCTTCGACGCGCATCGCGCGATAAATGACTGCATAGCTGGTATTGAAATTTTGGCACGCACCCTTCCGAAGAGCGGAGAGCGTGCCATGGCGGAGCTCCTCCGGCGGGCAAGAGCGCCAACATGGCGGATTTGGGCGGAGGGCTCTCCTTTCGATAAAAAAGATCAGCTTAAGGCACGAGGATATCGCTGGAACGCGGATGGTGGTGAAAGGCCCCGCACTTGGTACTGCGACATCAAGGAGGAGCAGCTCGAGTCCGAAATTTCCTATCTCCAGCGAGAGATCTACCAGCAGGCGGTTGACGTTCCCAAACAGCGCATTAGTGCGCTTGATCGGTTTTCGGACCGTGGTTGATGGTCGGCCTTAACTTAAAGAATGCTATCATCCGCTTAAAGCCTTCCGTTTTTCCCCCTCCATCTGGGCCTCCGCCCCCGCGAGCACCGCAAACCCATCCACCACCCACGCCGCTTGGTCATTCACACCGCCCGCATCCGGCCAATGCGCAATGCCGCCCATCCCGCCGCGACACGCGGCCCAAAGCCGCACAAAGCCCTGCCAGGGCTCGGTAATCACCAAGCGCGGATTCTCCGGCCAGGCATCACCCCCCACCAACCAATCGCCACCCTCGGCGGGTCTCAATCCACCGTCATAGGCGCTGGGCTCGCGGGCGATGGCGAGGGCGCCGCGGAGTTTTTTTCCGCATCCCGACTTGGTTGCATCAGCGCACTCGCACGCCAGCCGATCGGTTCGATATCCTCCTGCGGCAAAGCGTCCATCAATGCCTCGGAGACCAGGCTGCGATCGCGCTTGAACGGCGGCAGGTCCTGACCTTCCCAGCCGCGCAACGCATGACGCGCCGCCACCCAAGGCAGCATGCCGATGTAACGCTGCCGTGCCGCCAGCAGCCCGGCATAGCTTGGAATGGCGGCACATGCTGCCTCGATCATCGCAAGCGGCGCCTGCGCTTCGGGATCATCCGGCTCGGCCTCGGCCCGCGCAATCGCGGCCGCGAGTTCCTCGGCATTGCCAGGCGCGGCTTCAGTGATGGCAAGGCGCAGCGCGTCCAGCATCTGCGCCTGCGGCGGATAGATCCCACCATCACGTGCAAGATCGGCGCGAAAGGCCTGACGCTCGCGGAAGGTCAGTGGCGCAATCAGGTAGCACCGCTCTGGCGCATGGGGTGGTGAGAACCATTCCGCATCGCGGCGGGAAAAGACAACGCTCATTTTCATGCTCCTCAGAACTGCGCCAGGAATAGCGGGCAATCAGCGCCATCCAGTTGAAAGCCAATGTCGAATTGCCCAAGCCCGTCGCGCTGCCCGGGCCGCATGGCGGTGGCTTTGGCTGCCGGCGCAATGACGCAAAAGCGATTACCGGGATTGGCCCCCAGGATCGCCATCAAGGGCATCGCCGAGCCCAAGCGAAAGGCGTTGAACAGCGCAACGGCAGTCGTGGTGCTCATCAACGGATCAATCGCGCCGCGTGCATCACGCTCTGTCGGCACGGCCGGATCATAGCCCTCGGCCGCTTCGGGATTATCGGGCAGAATGACATTGACGCCGGCATCCAGCGTCAGGCGTCGCGCGCGGGCCAATTGCTGGTTCAATTGGCAGCGGCCATTTACAAAACGCGGCGGCGTCGGGCGAATGATATTGTTCCACCCGGTCGGCAGCGCAGCCGCTGATTTATCCAGCAATTGGGCGCGCAGATCGAAAACCAGAAAGCCAATGCCGCCGGTGGAAAGCTCCAGGCTCCAACTGCCGACAGCACCGGTGAAACGCCAGCGCAGACCATCGGCATAGAAGTAGAGCGTGGCCGTGCGATACACCGCCTCATCCGAAGTGGGGCTGTAGAGAACATTGGCCGGGATTTGCGCGAGCGTCGCGACCGCGCCAGGTGTGGCCATGGTTTCGCCCAGGCTCGCCACACGCGCGGCGGTATAGTCAATGATGCCGCTGACCAGGCTGCGATCACCGGAAAGCAGCAAGGGCATACCGCGATAAAGCTGCGCGGTGGCGGCGAAGGGTGTGGCCAGCGTCAGGTTGGTCGTGGTGCCGCTTGCAGCGGCGGTGGGGGCGCCAATGGCCGCATTGGTGATGCCTTCGGCCATGGTACAGCAACGCAGCAGCTTACCCCATTCCGGCGGCGTCGCCGGCGTGCCGGAACCGCGGAGCGGCACGCGCAGCCGAATGCGCGGCCGTAAGCCGCCGACAATGGCGGGCGAGCGATCGAGCGATCCGGTGAGCTCGTTAGTCTCCACCGTAATCGGATCGAAATCGATCTCGCAATCGGCGGCAAGCCAATCGACATTGGCGGGCGTGCCGCCAATGGCGTCCAACCCTGGGATAGTTTCGATTTTCGCTGCCAAGGCGGCAAAGCGCATGCGCACGAGATCAAGGCTCATGTCGCGGTTCCTTTCGGGATGGGAGGGAGAGTGTTGCGGTCAGGCAGACCAGGGGCCGCCATTGGGCCCGATGGCGAGGATGCTGAAGCGGGCGAGAAATTCCCCGGCAGGAAGGGCGGATTCCTCGGTGTCATACATGCGGAATTCCGCGCCTTGCTCGGCAACATCGCCAAGCCCGGCTGCGGCGGGCGTCCAACCGGCGAGCAGGGAGACCAAGCGCGCGTGCAAGACTGACAGGGCCTGTTCGGCGGCAAGATCGGAAGCACCTGCCGCAAAGCCTGAAACCACAAAGCCGATGCGATAATGCGTGCGGCCCGGTTCCTCGGTATCGTCGGCCTCGATCTCCTCACCGCGCAGCACGAAGCGCGGCAAGGCCTCTGCTTCGACATCCACCGGCGCTCGGCGCGCGCGGTCCAGCGCCACATCGGGCAGGCCGGTGATGATGCGCTCGGCAATGGCGGCCAATGCAGCCTCGCGTAGCGGCAGCGTGCCACTCATGGCGCGCGCGCCAGTGTCAGGCGCAAGGACAGGCCAAGCGCATCGGGCTCTACCTCCTCAATGCGCCAGGTCTCAGGTGGGGAGAGACGCCGCAGCACATCCCCCCGGCCTGGTGTATCGGGCGAGAGGTCCGCGACGCGCAGTACTGCCTCCAGCGCCGCCCCGCGCGCGCCGATGGCGCCGATCTCTTGCGCGGCAGTGGTGAGTGCCACGCGCAGGGGCCGCCAGGGGCCTCCCGCGGCCGCGCGCCATTCTGCGGCGACAGCCATGTTGGGATCCGCGAGCAGCGCGGCCAACGCCCCGTCAAAGGCGCTTGTAACACCTCCACTCATCGCCTCAGCACCTCGACAATGCGCGGCAGCGTCTTTTCGGCGGAACGGCCAATGACATAGCCACCGAGGCCGATCTCGACGATGTTCCAGAGCTTAAGCGCCTCGGCCTCACTGATGCCCGGCGCGGACCAGCCGAGCCAGCGCAGTACGATCAAGATGCCAAAGGTGATCATCATCAGCGGACGCCAGCAGGCAGCGAGCCAATGTTCCGATTGGGCCTCGGTCTTGATGATATCAGCGGCGGCTTTCTCCAATTCGCCAGCGCGTGCGAGCAGGGCGGCATTCAGTTCCGCCTCAGCCTTTTGGCGCGCCTCCGGATCTGGGAATAGGCGTTTCAGCGCATCGCCCAGGATCGGCACCAGCGCGGGCAGCAATGCGCCGATCATGGGTACTTTCCCCGATCCAATTCGAAATGCGGGCCATCGGGGAAGCTCGGCCAATCACCGCCCCAGATGATGGGCACGCCAAGCCTCTGTGCCGCCCCTTTCACGGCACTGGCCAGTTGCGCGTACAAAGGCCAGTCCCAACGGATCTCACCATTCTCCGGCACGCCGTCCCCATCATCGAGCCAATAGCCAAGATCGACCGCATGGCCCGTCAAATGCCGACTATTCATGGTGCGCGAGGCACCAAGCGCGACAAGCTTGGCTTGCCTTTCGCGGGACCGCAGCCCCTCCAGCACAATGAAGGGTGCGGCCTTGCGCGCCTCGATCACCACGCGAACCAGATGGGGATGCACGCCTTGCAAGCGTTCGTGATCACGCGCCAACAGGATCGTCATGTTCACGCCCCCGCCGCCGGAACGCGGTTGAGCCAGACGCGCACCGTGCCATCGGCAGCCAGCGCGGCCTGGGTGGAGATGCCCACCTGGAAATTGCCCGCGGCGGTCGCGGTAATGCGCCGGTTGGTATTGTCCCAGAACACGCGCACACCGGCGCCGATGGCGAGAGCCGGTTCCTTGGTGAGGTCGAACACGCCCGTGGTCGCGGCCTCGATCATGGTGTTCTGCACACCATCCACGGCGGCCACGCCAAACAGCGCACCGACCAGGACGCCCTGACCGGCGGAAACACCTGTCGCATAGGGCACGGCAATGGCCAGGCTATTGCCCGGCTGGATGAAGTTACGCATGGAAAGAACCTCCTGAAACGCAACAGGCGCCCCGAAGGACGCCCGTTGCGAAATTGCGATGATGAAAGGGGTTGGGAGTGATCAGGCGCCCGGATTGAACCAGGCCCCGCGCCAATCGATGGCGCCAACGCCGAAGTCAAAGATCACGCTGACCTCGACACCATCCACGCCGGAGACCGGGCCGGTGGTGACTTGCGGTCCCTCTGCGCCATTCAGGTAGCCATAGACATAGACCGGCGCGGTGGGCGGATCGGCGAACAGGTACCAGCGGTTATTCGGGATCAACGGTTCAACCAGCGGCTGGACAAAGCCCGCATAGATATTGGCGTGGCTGATTTGCGTGGCGCCAACACTCACCGTCAATTGCCGCGCAGGCAATTCAAGGCTCGGGCCCACCAGCAGCTTCATGGCATTGCCGACGGAAATCGGCAGGCCGTCCAGCGTCTTTTGCCGCAGGATCGCAGCGCGACCATTGGCAAGGTTGTTGATGTCCAGCGCACTGCCCGCGGCAGCCTTATTCAACCGCGCGGCCGCCGTGCCGAATACCGCAGCCGGTCCATTCGTCAGTGTCGGGCCATCGCCATTGGCCTGATTGAGCAGCGCATAGGCCGTGGCATTCTCGAAATCCGCGACGCGCCGGCCAATCGCGGCAGCGAAATCCGTGAAGGCGCCGAGATCATCATTCACCAGCATCGGCCGCGTCACGCGGATGCGCCGCGCGAAGGTTTGCAGCAGGACGATTTCCTGGCTTTCCGACATGGTGCCGGCCTGGATTTCGCCATTCTCCATCAGCGGCATGAGCGTCGGGAAATCACCCACGCGCAGATGCCGGTGCGGCTTGAAGTCGCGAAAATCGCGGCGAAGGAAGATCTGCCGATAGCTCGGCGCAGCGGGCTGATAGGCCGCGAGCAGCATCTTGTTCGCCGCAGCCGAGAGCAGCAACGGAAAGTCGGAGGTGGCGTGAAAGGCGCGCTCGGCCAGCAGTGTGGGATTGCGCGGCACGTTGCGTTCACCGCGGACGCGCAGCAATTCGCCGATCATGTCCGAAGGCCGCCAGCCCATGAATTCAGCGTGGCGCCCGGTGCCCTGCGGCTGGTAGCCCGGCATACTGCGCGCGGCGAGTGCTTCCGCCATGGCGTCAAGAATCTCCGAGGGCGAGTCATGCCCGGGCCCGGTTTCCGGTCGCGCGGGGATGGCAGGCGGTGCGGCACTTTTCACCATGGCGTCGAACAGGGAACGGCGCGCCTGGTCCGGGTGCCAGCCGCGCTCGACAGCTTCGCGCCGGATATGCGCGGCGGTCTCGGTGCCGACCAGGGCGCGGGCGGCTTCAATGGCACCATCAATGCTGGAGATGCGCTCACGCTCGGCGCGCTGTGCATCGGCACGGAGCGCTTCAAGGTCAGGTGGCGTTTCCACCGTAGCGGTTGCGGGGGGCGACGCGGCAGGCGGCGCCGAAGGGGCTGCCGGGGTTTCCGGCGTCGTCTCGGTCATGGGGATTTCCTCGTCAGGCAGGGCAGGTTCAATGGCAAAGGACGGCGCGCCCTGCGGCACCGCGCCACGCACTTGCGCATCCCGATCAACCGGGATGGGCACGATCGAGATCTCGAAAGGTTCCCAATCCACGGCGCGATAGATCATCTCACCGCTCACCGGATCGGGGCGCTGGTCATAGCGATGCACGCGATAGCCGATGCTGACCGCGCGCAGCGTGCCATCGGCAATGCGCTGCCAGAGCGGTTCCACATCAGCAGCGCCAGAAAATTGCAGCCGCGCATGGCCGCGCCCGCCTTCAAGCCGGGCGGCAATCACACGGCCCAGCACATC